TGTAACGTCTGTATCAAATACTGCAGTATCAATTCCTTCTGGTGCTTTTTTAGATAGTAATAATGTAATATTTTTAAACAATACTACAATTACTTCGAGTGTTACTATACCATCAGGTACAGGTGCTTTCTCTGTTGGTCCTATTTTGCAAGCACCAGGAACAACATTTACTATTTCAGCCAATTCAAGATATATCGTATTCTAATATGACATTTCAAATTACTACACCTAATGGCGGATCTGATTCACTAAATTTTAAAAATTTTGGTGGTACTTCTATTGGCTCAATTACGGCTACTGATGGTTCTGGTTTACAGATTCAACCAACAGGAAGTAATACATTACAAGTAGTTGGAACAAAATGGGATAATAATACTGGTGGCGTTGAAATTATTAATAGTAGTAGTTCTGTTGGCGCAGCATTAACTTTATTACCTTCAGCATCTTCTGTTGGTCCAAATGGATGGTCTGTATATGCAGGTGCTTCTGGTGCTGCAATTGGTGATGGTTCAATTGGTTTTTGGAATCATACAACATTTTCCACAACACAAAATAGTAACCCAGCAACGGGTAGTGGTGGTGCACCAAAATGGTGGCTGAACGGTTCAGGACAAATGCGTGTTCCAAATCAACCTGCTTGTTTGATTGCTTGTCAATCAAATGACATAACATGGTCAACTAATAGTGTTATTAATTATGGTGGCACGAGTGGTTCAAATAATGTATCGACAAAAGTATTTGACCAATATAATTCTTATAATTTTTCAAACGGAAGATTTACCGCACCTATAACAGGTACGTATTTTATTTCAGCAACAGTTAATGGTCAAACAGGAAATGTGCCTAGAGCAGCAATACGAGTTAACGGTACTGTTTTTGGAAACTCAAATGGCATACATTTTAGAGGAAATTCCACATTAACTGCTGGTGGTGATTTGGACCAAAAAACTATGTCAATTGTATTACAATTAAATACCGGAGATTATGTCGATTTTTATTGTTATCAAGGAACATTTGATACATTTCATGCAAATTATTTTTGTGCATATATGGTGGGATAATAAATATTTTTTTAAAAAGGTTATAAAATGGCAACTTATACAATTACATTAACAGACGCAGAAGATAAAGCAATTCATTATGTTGCTAATTCTGCACAAGAATGGATTGACAATGTAGTACACGAAAGATGTCGTATAGCTATGGAACAAATTGTTCAAGAGCACGTTACTACACAATTATCAGCAGGCCAACCTTTAGCCGGTACTACACACGAAGAAATTGTTTTAAATGTAGATATTAAATCTGCATATCAAAAAAATTTGGATGCTTTACAAGCTGCACAACAAAATAATTAATGACCACACTAAATTCTGTACCTAATGGATTACTCAGTACTGTTGATGCAACAGGAACTTTGACCGTTCAAACAAATAGCGTTAATGCTTTGGCAATTGATAACAATCAAAATGCCACAATGAATTACATCAGCGCACAGAATACTTTTGGTTTTAAGAATAGAGTTATTAATGGCGCAATGAATATTTGGCAAAGAGGCACAAGCTTTTCAATTGCTAGTGGTAGCTTTGTTTATACAACAGATAGATGGTGTGTAATTTCTAGTGTTACTGGTACTAGCGGAACAGTTTCTCAGTCAACTAGCGTTCCAACGGGCGCAGGAAATATATTTCCTTATAGTATTAAAGTACAAAGAAACTCTGGAGTAACAGCTACAGGTGCAATTAATATTTTGCAAGTTGTTGAATCGACTAATATGTATGATTTAGCTGGCCAATCTGTAACTTTATCTTTTTGGATAAAAGCTGGTGCAAACTATACTGGTGGTTCAATAAACCCCATAGTACAAACGGGAACAGTTGCCGACCAAGGTTCTACTAACTTTTATAGCTGGACCGGAACAACATATCCAATTGCAGGAAATAACGTCACGCCAACAACAACATGGACAAAGTATTCAGCAACAGGAACTATTCCTAGTAATGCCTTAGAGCTTGGTATAACATTTGTGCCGACCGGATTTACAGGTACGGCTGGAGCAGACGATTCTTATTATATTACCGGCGTTCAATTAGAAAAAGGAAGTATTGCAACTCCTTTTGATTACAGAGATTATGGTCGTGAATTACAAATGTGCCAAAGATATTATGAACAAGATGCATGGTCTGCGGTTGGTGTAAACACCAATGGATCAAATATTAACTGGATAATGTTTTACAAAGTGCCCAAAAGAGCAACACCAACACTATCTGTTAGTGGAACTGTAACTTTTCAAGGAATTGCAGCTGGTATATCACAAGGTGCTGCAAGCGGAAATATCAATTGGATTGTTGGTGGCACAAGTAGGTCTGGATCAACTTATCAAGCGTATTATGTAACATCCGATTCTGGTGGTTGGTATTCTTCAGCGGAATTATAAATTATGTATAAATTAATTAATATTACAACAACAAATCTTCAATGGGTTCAACGAATTTCTGATGGCGCATCTATTCCTTTTGATGAACACAACACCGATTACCAAGAATATCTAAAATGGATTGCTTTAGGTAATACACCACAATCCGCTAATACATAGGATAAGAAATGTCATTAACATTTGACGGCACCAACGGATTAATTCCAGTATCATGGACAACTTCTAATCGTCCATCGAGTCCTGCTGTTGGTCAATCAGGATTTAATACAACTACTGGTTATGCTGAATATTGGAATGGCAGTCAATGGGCTACTTATGGAAATATATCTCCTCCATCTGTTTCATATTTAATTGTTGCAGGTGGTGGTGGCGGAGGAGGTAGTGCATATTATGCTGGCGGTGGTGGCGCAGGAGGATTTTTAACCGGCACACAAACAGTTACCACAGGAACTGTTTATAATATTTCTGTTGGTGCCGGAGGTTCTGCTGGCGGAGGCGGTGCGCCAGGAGTTCAAGGTTCACCATCATCATTTTCTGCCGTTTCAACTACTGCTGTTGGTGGAGGTTATGGCGCCAATGGTAACAACACAAATCAATTAGGAGGACCAGGAGGTTCGGGTGGCGGAGCTTCCGGTACCGGATCTGTTCCATCTGGAACACCTGGAGTAAGTGGAGGATCTGGAACACCAGGACAAGGAAATCCAGGTGGCGCCTCATATGATATTTCAGGTACAGGAGCAGGCGGTGGTGGTGGCGGTTCAGCGGCGGCCGGAGGAAATGCTTCAAATAATCAAGGCGGTGCAGGAGGATCAGGTACTTCATCTTCAATTACAGGCACATCTGTTTATTATGCGGGTGGTGGTGGTGGCGGAGGCGGTTCATCTGCTGGTACTGGAGGAGCTGGAGGTAATGGAGGTGGTGCTACAGGCGCAGGACCAACTAGTGCGGGTAGTGCAACAGCTTATACCGGAGGCGGCGGTGGCGGTGGATCAGGACCAACTCAAAATGGTAGTAGCGGAGCTTCTGGAGTTGTTATTATTTCTTATCCAAACACTTATAAACTTGCGGCGGCTACGGGCACATACACATTAGTTAATACTGGCGGTAATTACATTTACACATTTACTGGATCAGGTTCAATTACCTTCTAATTCGCACAACATAAATAGTCCATCATAGGAGAAATTGATGGCAACAATAACAAACAGAGCAGACTTTACAAGCTATTGCCTTCGTAGATTAGGTGCTCCAGTAATCGAAATCAACGTAGACCAAGACCAAATATCTGACCGTATCGATGATGCGTTACAGTATTGGCAAGATTATCATTTTGATGGTCTACAAAAGGTTTACTGGATTCATTACATCACACAAACTGATATCAATAACCAGTATTTGGATGCCACTCAAGCGGTAGACCAAGATGGTAATGCCATTGAACTGGCTGGTATTACTCGTATTTTCCCACTTACCGATTCACAGGCAACTATCAATATGTTCGACCTGCGTTATCAGTTACGCTTAAACGAATTATACGACTTCACCTCCGCATCGTACATCAACTATAACCTCACACAACAACACTTACGTTCTCTGGAGATTCAGTTTACTGGAGAAGTTCCTATTCGATTCCAAAGACATATGCAAAGACTGTATATTGATTGGGCATGGGGCAACTATGAAGCACCAGTAGGTCAGGTAGTGGTAGCCGAGGCATATGCGGTAATTAATCCAGATTTCTATACTTTGGTATGGAATGACCGTTGGTTAAAAGAATATGCTACCGCTTTGATTAAAAGAACATGGGGTAATAACCTTTCTAAATTTGCCGGTTTACAATTACCAGGTGGCGTTACATTAGATGGCAAAACTCTTTATAATGAAGCTTGTGGTGAAATTGAGCGATTAGAGAAAGAAATGGAAATGAATTATGGTGCTCCTCTTGAATGGTTCATGAACTAATATGCTCACCAATCCTTACTTTAATAACTATGGTTCAATTGCTGAACAGAGAGTAATCGAGGACTTAATTGTTGAATCAATTAAGGTAATGGGTTTTCAGGCATATTATTTGCCTAATGATAATGATTCGGCAAGAGACCTTCTATACGGTGAAGATCCAGTTAAAAAATTCAAAGATGCTTTTCCATTGGAAATGTATCTTTCTAATTCTATGGAATATTTGGGTGAAAAAGAATTCTTTTCTAAGTTTGGTCTTGAAATTAAAAACAATGTTCAAGTCATTCTCTCTAAGCGTTCTTTTTCATTAAGAGTACCACAAAATACTTTTACCAGACCACGAGAAGGTGATTTGATTTATGTTCCATTTTTAAATGGCACAGGTGAGTTGTTTGAAATTAAATTCACAAATCAAACAAAAGACTTCTTCATGTTGGGTCGCCAAGTACCATATTTCTATGAATTAGAATTAGAGAAATTCAAATACTCACAAGAAATTATTCAATCTGGTGTGGCAGATATTGATGCCATTGTTACGGACTCTGCTTACACATTACACTTGAATATTGATACTCGTTTGTTAACCACATATAGTGCCAATTCTTGGTCATCCGCTATCTACAATGCTGGATTTATTAATATTAATACAACAAGTCCAAAACTGGTTGCTTTATTGAATAGTTTACAAGTAGGCGATTCTTATTCTTATGTGATTGGTTCAAATACAATTACACAACCAGTTACTTCAGTAACAGTTGCCGGTTCTTTGTATCGTATTCAAACATCAAATACAATCTCAGGAACAGTCACGGCATTTACTGCACCACTTTTAGGTGGCAACGGTGTCAATTACAGCAAAGGCGAATTGGTGTATCAATCATCAGACACAACACAGGCAAATGCTACCACAGTTGCTTATGTTTCTTCTTGGTTACCATCAACAGGTATTCTATCAGTCACCAATATTGCTGGCGAGTTTGAACCTGCAGTATACATTTATGGTGCTTCAAGCAATGCAGTATACGCTTTGGCCAATTTTGATCCATTGAATTCTCCTGCTAAGAAAGAGCAATACGATAATGAGTACATTCAATCTTCAGCAAATTCTATTATAGATTTTTCTGAAACAAATCCTTTTGGTAGCATATAATGGCAAATACATTTTATAATCGTATCATTCGTAAACTCGTTGTAGGTTTTGGTAACCTATTTGATGAGATTACTTTGGTGCGTTACAATCCAGACAATTCAGAAGCACAACGTTTTGTTGTACCTATTGCTTATGCTGCAAAAGAATTATATGTGCAACGTATTGAAGGTGATCCTAACTTAGACAAAAAAGTTCAGATGACTTTACCTCGTATGTCATTTGAAATGAATGGACTAACATACGATGCCACAAGAAAACAAAATACCAATATTAGACAATTTTCTCAAACTAGTGCAGGTGTTGTGTCTCAGTATAATCCTGTGCCTTACAATTTTGATTTTAATCTTTACATTTATGTTCGTAACATTGAAGATGGAACCCAAATTATTGAACATATATTACCATACTTTACACCTGATTATACTATCAAACTAAATTTGATACCTGAAATGGGTATCATTAAAGAAGTTCCTATTGTATTAAATTCAACAACATCAGAAGTAACATATGAAGGACTAAGAGATACTGATCCTCGTATGATTATTTGGACATTGAATTTTACGGTCAAAGGATTTATTTTTGGTGCCGTATCTTCTACTGGTTTGATTAAAACTTCTATCACTAATATTTTCAATGAAATTACTAGTGCTGATACTATACAGTTTAATATGGGAACATCTGGTGTAGGAACATATCAAGTTGGTGAAATTGTATACCAAGGTTATTCTTTAGCGATGTCTACTGCATCTGCTAAAGTAGTTTACTATAATAATAACACATTACAATTAACCGAAATCAATGGTAACTTTGTATCTAATCAACCTATTATTGGTTCAGTAACTAATGCAAATTATACATTTACATCTTATCAGGTACAACCATTGAAGTATGCTGAAATTGTTGTTGTGCCTAATCCAACAGATGCAAATGCTAATTCTGCTTACACATACACAACAGTTATTTCTGAACCAATTGCCAATTCAGCCAATGTGGTTATTCCAACAAATACGTCATACGATATCGATTTGACCACAGAAAACAAATACATAGACTTATTGTAAAGAGTAAAAAATGCCAACAATATTACAGTTCAAACGATATGCCAACACCGTTGTTGCAAACACAGCGGGGGCGGATGGTGAATTAATTATTGATGAAACCAATCATACTGTTACAGTACATGATGGCGTTACATATGGTGGTACTCGCTTAGCAACAGAAACTTATGTTGTCAATCAAGTTCAAACTATAAACAATTTAGCTAATACAGAATTTTATTTAACACAATATGCGGCTAATACTGCAAACTCATCTTCAGCAAATACCATTTATTTGTCTGGTGTAAACGCTACACAAAATTCTAATATTGCTTTATTGTTTGCTATTGATGCTTGGCAGAATACAATTGACCAGATTCAAACTGCCAATATTGCTGCAGCATTTAATCAAGCAAATACATCTGCAAATTTGGCACAAGCGGCATACAATGCTTCAAATTCTGCCAACTCTTTAGCATTAACGGCATTCAATCGAGCAAATACAGTTAATGGTGCCATCTATATTACTAACTCAGTATTGACAAGTGTAAACAATTCAGATTTTCAGTTTACCACTAATGGTCAGAATTTCTTTATGAGAGCAACTGGTGGTTTACAATTACCGGGTACAATTACTTTTGCTGATAGTACAGTTCAATCTACTGCTTTTTCTAGTGCAGTTTATAATACAATCAATTCTGCTTTCACACAAGCAAATACTGCGGCAACGATTGTTCCACAAAATGCTCAAGCAGCAAACTACACTTTGGCAAATACTGATGCAGGTAAGCATTTATATTATACAAACGGTTCTGCCGTAAATTTGTATATTCCTTGGACATCAAATACAACATACGCCAATGGTACAACCATTACTATTATTTCTCATACAAGTTCAAACGTAACAGTAACACCAAATACTGGTGTTACGATGTATCTTGCTGGTAATACAACAAGTGCATCACGAAATGTTACAACATACGGCATGGCCACATTAATTATGACTGCCGCAAACACATGGTATATTAACGGTACTGGAGTGTTCTAATGTTGTCTGCAATGATGATGATGAATAATAATGTGATTTCTTTAAATACAAACACATCAAGTTTGGTTACAGGAAATGTAACATATTTACTTGACATGGCAAACTATGTATCAGGTAATACTTGGCCAGACACAAGTGGGAATGCTCGTAACTTTACCTTTTATACAGGTTCTGGCACAACTGTTCCGTGGACAAACACTTCTAATGTGATTAATTTAGGAACTACCACAGCATATTTCCATGCAAACAATGCCAATTGGGCTAAAGCACCTAGTGCATTTATGAATGCTAGCGTAAGTTATACTAAAGGTGCAGTAATTCGTGGTAACGGCACTTCGGGTGCCCCGATGGGTGCAGGTTATTTACAATGTTCTGTTGAGGCAAGAGACACAACTTGGTTTAACAATGGTACACCTTATTTTGCCGCTGGTAACCACACTTCTTCTGCGTACACCGATGTATTACAATCTACTGGATCAGAAAGTGCAAACACTTGGTATTATGTAAGTGTTACATTTAGTCCTTCATCTGGATGGACATTGTATGTAAATGGTAGTCTTGTTGGAACAAGTGCTACAACTGCGGTAGGACCAACAGCAACCACACCGGTAATTGGTGCCACACAAACGTTACCAGGATTTAATGGCGATATTGCAGCTGCTCATGCATATAATAGAGCTTTATCAGCCGCAGAACACTTACAAAATGCTAACTATTGGCTTTCACGATATAACGGATCCGTACCGGCATAACTATATAAATACTACAATTAGGGTATAGAAAATGGCAAAGACACTACAATTTAGACGATATACAACCGCCAATTTGGCATCAATTGTTCCAGCAACTGGAGAATTGATTGTTGATACAACACAAAACACCGCTACAATTGGTGATGGCACAACTTTTGCTGGTTGGTATCTGACTACTCAAGCACAAAACAATGCTAACGTTGCAATTCAAAACGGAATTAATGCGACTCAAAATACTGGCATTACAACTGCGGCCGCAAATACCATTTATTTGAGTGGTGTTCAAACAACACAAAATGCTAATATTGCTGCAGCATTTACTTTAGCCAATACACGAGCATCTTTTGGTGGTTATACCGCTAACTCAATTATTTTTGCTAATAGTGCTGGTTATCTTTCCAATACTTCAAATCTTCAATTCATAAGTTCAAATAATGCACTACAAACAACCGGTTTAATTACTACAACTGGTAATGGTATCGGTTATGCTACAGGTTCAGGTGGTCTTGTAACTCAAGCAACAAGTAGAACAACTGGTGTAACATTAAATAAACCATCAGGCCAAATTACATTGTTCTCACAAGCAATGGCAAATACAACTGCAAATACTTTTGTGTTTACAAACTCAACAATTGGTGCCAATGATTTTATTATGTTCAATCATTGGTCTGGCGGTACAATTGGTAACTATGTAATTGCTTCTAATACTGGTGTTGGTATTGCTAACGTAACTATTCGTGCAATCAATACTGTTGCAGCTGAAGCTCCTGTTTTACAATATGTTGTAATTAAAGGTGCTGCATCTTAATAATTGAAATAATATTATGTCATTAAATATTGGAACAGGAATAACAATAGGTCCTGGAATTTCTTTTTCTCAGTCTACTGGTTCTGGCGGTAGTGGTGGAGGTGGAGGCGGTGGTGGAAGTTATCCAACATTTACCTTTTCTGGTTTGTCTCAACCATTTACTGTTAGAAATATTGTAATTACTCCTGATGGTTTAACAGTATACGGCGTATATAATAACAATATTAACGTTGCTACTTTGGGAAGTCTATATGATTTAACCAGTTTTACAAATGGTTCTGCTTTTAATTATCCTTTTGATGTTACTATTAATCGTACACCTACATTAGCATTTAATGCCAATGGCACCAAAGCAATCACAGTTATTGGTAATGGTCAACAAACTGTATCTTCATATAATTTGGCAACACCTTATGTAATGAGTTCGTTAACCGGATCTCAAACATATTCAACGGGCGGAGGTCTTACCATACCTCAACAACCAACGCATTTGTTATTTGCTAATAGTGGTATGATTGGATATGTTTTTGTAGGAACATCAATCTATCAATGGAATCTAACGTCAGCATACGATATTAATTCTTTTTCTGGTACAGCGGCTAAATCTATTGACTTATCAACATTGTTTAGTCTTAATTCTTTTAATCCACCTTCATCTTTTGCTTTAAGTAGTGATGGTAAGGTTGGTTATATAAGTAGTTTAGGTAATTCTTTTAATGGATCAGTAATTCAATTTAGTCTCTCTACGCCTTTTGATGTCAGCACTATTCAGTCTCCTGCTCTTAATGAAATTACTGGTTTTGGTGGATATGGTTCTTATCTAGGTACCGCATTGAGTCCTTCAGGCAAAAGATTATTTGTATCTGGCAAAAATAGTTCGGGACAAGACACACTCTTCCAGTTTAACGGAGTATAAAATACTATTATGAATGAATTGAATAAAAATTTGTCTGAAATATTTGATGTGACACCTGTGCCAGAAGAAAAGAAAGAAAAACTTCCTACGGTATCTGCCAAATATAATAAACCAGATATTGAATCTGACTTGACAGACGCATATCAACAGTCTAAAGAAAACCTTCAAGGTATTATTGACCAAGGCCATGAAGCCATGGAAGAAATACTTAATATTGCCAAGGCAGGACAACATCCACGAGCATTTGAAGTTTATGGCACACTACTTAAAAATATGGTGGACGCAAACAAAGAATTATTAAATATTCAAAAGCAAATGCGTGAGATGGATAAAAAGAAAGAAGTCAATAATACCACAATTGACAAAGCAATTTTTGTTGGTTCTACGGCAGACTTAGGCAAACTATTAAAAGATAATGGCCACAAGTAAACAATCCTATCGTGATAATCCTTTACTCAAACGAGTAGGAATTCAACAGAGTTATACACAAGAGCAATTTGATGAATATGTCAGATGTGCTAAAGACCCCATTTATTTTACCAAATACATTAAGATTATTACACTAGATGAAGGTCTAGTGCCTTTTGATATGTACGAATTTCAAAAGGACATGATTAATACTTTTCATGATAATCGTTTTAGTATTGTTAAATGTCCTCGTCAGGTTGGTAAAACCACAACTGCCGTAGCGTATCTTCTTTGGACTGTTCTGTTTAAAGATTCTCAATCGATTGCTGTTCTTGCCAACCGTGGTGGTACTGCTCGTGGTATTTTAAGTAAACTACAATTAGCATATGAAAACTTGCCAATGTGGTTGCAACAAGGTGTTGTAGAATGGAACAAAGGCCGTATTGAATTAGAAAATGGTTCTGTAATTGTTGCCGATTCCACCTCTAGTTCTGCTTCTCGTTCTGGTTCTTTTAACATTGTGTTCTTAGACGAGTTCGCTTTCGTACCATCCAATATCGCTTATGACTTTATTACCTCAGTTTATCCTGTGATTACTGCTGGTACAAAAACAAAAATTATTATTGTATCTACACCAAATGGTATGAATTTATTCTACAAAATTTGGAACGATGCAATCAACAAGAAGAATAATTATACTCCTTTTGAAATTCATTGGTCTATGGTACCAGGCCGTGATGAAGAATGGAAAGAAGAAACGATTAAAAATACTTCTGAACACCAGTTCCGTCAGGAGTTTGAAACTGAGTTCTTAGGTTCTACCAATACTTTAGTCTCTGCCACCAAGTTACAACAATTGGCTTATCAACAGCCTATTCTTGAACACGACATGATGAAGATTTATAAAAATCCTGTCAAGTCTGATGGTGAGGCACAAAAAGAACATATGTACGCTATTTGGGTTGACGTATCGGAAGGCAAAGGTCTGGACTCATCCGCTTTCTCTGTAATCGATATTTCTACAATGCCGTATGAACAAGTGGCCACATATAAGAGTTCTTCAATTTCTACTTTGTTATTTCCAACCGTCATCTATAATGCCGCTAGACTGTATAATGATGCTTATGTTTTGGTAGAAATTAACAATACTCCACAGATTGCTGACATTTTACACCAAGATTTAGAATACGAAAATCTGTTTAAAGTGTTTACAGGTAACAAAAAACCACAACAGTTGTCTGGTGGTTTTGCAAGAGGTGTTCAATTAGGTCTTAAAATGTCTACCCAAGTCAAACGAATTGGTTGTTCAAATCTAAAGACCTTGATTGAAAGTAACAAACTGATTATCAATGATTTTGATACCATTTCAGAATTAACAACATTCGTAGCCAGCAAGAGTTCTTTTGCCGCTGAAGATGATGCTAATGATGACATGGTCATGGGTTTAGTAATGTTTGCGTGGGCAACCACACAAAAATACTTTAGAGAAATTGTTGCTCATGATGTCCGTAAGACGCTTCAACTTGAAAATATGAATCAAATGGATGAAGATGTTCTACCGGCACCAGTCATAGAAAACGGTTTAGAACATGATTTTATGATGGAAGGTGGCGATGTTTGGGAAAAGGCAGACTCTCAGGAAACATACGCTCAATATTTTAGAGAATTTGGTCGTTAAAACTCTAAATACCGTGTTACATAAATATCACTATGGTATCATAACTGCCAAATAAATCAATATTCAAGGAGATAACAAATGGCATTTCAAATCTCTCCAGGCGTAAATGTTTCCGAAATAGACTTAACAACAGTCGTTCCTTCGGTTCTAACTACTGCCGGTGCTTTTGCTGGGGCTTTTGTATGGGGTCCAGTAAATAAAATTATTCAAGTAGATAGCGAAATTACTTTAGCAAGACGTTTTGGTAATCCAGACTCTAACACATATCAATCATTCTTTACCGCTGCTTCTTTCTTGGCTTATGGTAATAATCTTCAATTGGTTCGTGCCGCTAACTCTGCTTCTTACAACGCTTCTTCAAACGTAAGCGCAATTACTGGTTTGGTAACAAGTACTGTTCAAGTACAAAACAAAGATGTATTCCAAGCACAATACTTGCAAAACTTGACCAACGGTAATGCTTATGGTCCAGTCGTTGCTCGTTATCCAGGTGCTCTTGGTAACTCATTAACCATTTCTGTTCTTGATGCTGGCTTAGCTAATACTTTTGCCACATGGAACGTAAACGGTGTTGGTGTCTCTAGTTACTTCACTTCTGCTCCTGGTACATCTGCTCAGGCAGCTGCACTTGGTGCCTCTAATGATGAAATTCACATGGTAGTTGTTGATACTGGTGGTTTGTTCTCCGGTACAAAAAATACTGTTCTTGAAGTATTCCCATTCATGTCTAAAGGCGCTGACGCCAAAGATTCTTTGGGTAACTCAAACTACTACAAAAACTACATCTACAATAATTCACAGTACATTTATGTAATGGATCCTCCACAGTATTCAAATACTGCTACTACATGGGGTAAAAACCTAGCAAATACAAACTTTGCCACATTAGGTAATAATCCAACTACTGGTCCTAACTATGTAACATTAGGCAATGGTGCTGATGCTCAACCTACTGATGCTGATTTAGAAACTGCTTATCAGTTGTTCCAAAATGCTGATGCCGTTAATATTGACCTAGTAATGACAGGTTCTGCTGACGTAACAGTTCAACAGTATGTAATTGATAATATTGTTAATTATCGTAAAGACTGTGTGGCATTTGTATCGCCTCCTTCTTCAGCAGTTATCAATCAACCAGGTTCTGAAGCTTCTAACATTGTAACATGGAACACTTCTTTGGCTCGTTCAACATCTTATGCTTTCGCCGATTCTGGTTGGAAGTATATGTTTGACAAGTATAACAACGTATATCGTTGGATTCCATTGAATGGTGACATGGCTGGTCTTTGTGTAAATACAGATAACATTCGTGATCCATGGTTCTCACCTGCTGGTTTCAATCGTGGTAACTTAAAGAATGTTGTTAAGTTGGCATGGAATCCAAACAAGACATACCGTGATACATTGTATGCTTCAGGTATCAATCCTGTTGTAACATTCCCTGGAAACGGTACAATTCTTTATGGTGACAAAACTCTACAAGCAAAACCATCGGCATTTGACCGTATCAATGTTCGTAGATTGTTCATCGTATTGGAAAAGACTATTGCAATTGCTGCCAAGTATTCATTGTTTGAGTTTAATGATTCATTCACACAAGCACAATTTGTTGCCTTAGTAACTCCATTCCTTCGTGATGTTAAAGGTCGCCGTGGTATTACAGACTTTAAAGTAGTTTGTGATTCTACAAATAACACTCCACAGGTTGTTGATTCTAACCAGTTTGTTGGTGATATTTACATTAAACCTGCTCGTTCAATCAACTTTATCCAATTGAACTTTGTTGCAGTTAGAACAGGTGTTGACTTTACTGAAGTCGTTGGACAGTTCTAATAAATAAAGAATATAGGAGATAACAATGACATTCAACGTAGCAGAATTTAGAGCGAATCTGATTGGTGACGGTGCCCGTCCCAATCTATTCCAGGTAACTTTAACATTGCCTACATTTGCTAATAATTCATCCGCAGCCGGTAACAAAATTCAGTTTATGGCAAAATCAGCACAACTGCCAGGTTCTACAATTGGTCAGGTACCAATTTATTACTTTGGTCGTGAAATGAAATTTGCTGGTAACCGTACTTTTGCTGACTGGACTTTACAGATTATCAACGATGAGGATTTCTTAATCCGTAATTCAATGGAATCTTGGATGAATGCTATTCAGAGCCATGCAGGTAACTTACGCAGTGCCGCAGCACAAAACAACAACACTTACCAAGTTGACGCTTTAGTAACTCAATATGGTAAAGAAGGCAACGCTATTAACACATATAAGTTTGTTGGTATGTTCCCTGTTGATGTTGCTCCGATTGATTTAGATTGGGGTTCAAATGATACCATTGAAGAATTTGGCGTAACATTTGCATACCAATACTGGACAAACGCAGCAAGTACAGACGCTTAAGTTTTATAATTTTACGGAAGGGACTACGGTCCCTTTCATTATGTTTTTTTGAATTGGAAAAAGTAATATGGCAAATGACAACAAGTTCTCTCTCTTTGGTTTTACAATTGCTCGGAAGCAGTCAAATGACGCTCAAGCCGTGGCACCATCTTTCTCGCCACCAAATAATGATGATGGCGCTCTCACCATCACATCCGCAGCATACTATGGAACTTATGTTGACTTAGATGGTACTGCCAAAAATGAAGTAGAACTCATTTCTCGTTATCGTGAGATGGCAATGCAACCAGAAATTGAAGCTGCCATTGATGATATCGTGAATGAAGCCATCTGTCAAGACGATGATGGTAAGAACATTAAATTGGTACTTGATGATTTACAAGTACCAGAAAAAATTAAAAATGCCATTAAAGGTGAGTTTGCAACAATTCTCCGTTTGTTAAATTATAACAATTTGGCACAAGATATTTTCCGCCGTTACTATGTTGACGGCAGAATGTACTACCATATTATTATTGACCGTGATAAACCAACTGAAGGTATCAAAGAATTACGATATGTTGATCCTCGCAAGTTGAAAAAAGTTCGTGAGATTAAGAAGAAAAAAGACGAGCGTACCGGTGTGGAGATGATGAATGTTATTAATGAATATTATATCTTCAATGATAAGGTTACTACTGGTTCTAGTAGCAATTTTGGCCCTGTTGGTGTCAGAATTACCACAGATTCCATTATCTCTGTTGTTTCTGGTCTCATGGATTCTCGCCGTGCCGTGGTATTGTCTTATATTCATAAAGCAATTAAACCGCTAAACCAGTTAAGGATGATTGAAGATGCCACAGTCATTTATCGTATCAGTCGTGCTCCTGAACGCCGTATTTTTTATATTGACGTGGGTAACCTTCCAAAATTAAAGGCGGAGCAATACCTCCGTGATATTATGGTGAAGTACAAGAACAAGTTGGTCTATGATGCCAACACCGGTGAAGTTCGTGATGACCGTAAGTTCTTGTCAATGATGGAAGATTTCTGGTTACCTCGCCGTGAAGGTGGAAAAGGTACAGAAATTTCTACTTTACCTGGTGGTCAAAACTTAGGTGAGTTGGAAGATGTTAAATACTTTGAAAAGAAATTATACAAGGCACTTAACGTACCAGTCTCTCGTTTAAATCCAGAGCAATCAGGATTCTCTCTTGGTCGTACCAATGAGATTACCCGTGACGAATTAAAGTTTGCTAAATTTGTTGACCGTATGCGCAACAAGTTTGCTGATTTGTTTGACCAAGCATTAAGAGTTCAGTGCGTTCTCAAAGGTATTTGTACCAATGAAGAATGGAATGATTTTAAAGAACACATCTATTATGATTTCATTAAAGACAATAACTTTAGTGAACTTAAAGATGCGGAGTTGATGAAAGAACGGTTGTCTTTGTTGTCGGCTGTAGATCCATACACAGGTCGTTACTTCTCACAAAATTGGATTCAACAAAACGTATTGCGTTTAACTGATGATGAAATCAAGAAAATGCAGACTGAAATTGATGAAGAAAAAGAGATGGGTCTAGGTTTACCTGTTGGTGTTGGTAATGAAGTGGCACAACAAATGATGATGTCGAATGTGCCACAACAACCAGTAAATCCTGCTGATAAAGAGGATACCAACGAATCAACTATTACTAAATTGAAGCGTATATTATAAATATTTTATTTGGAGAACAAAATGGCAGATTATTCTACCCGTAACATCATTGATTATGCAATGGACCAAGATGCAGTAAATTTTAGAAGCGAACTCTATGGTGCAATTCACGATAAAGTGGCCGCACATATTGCCGCAGCAAAACAAGCTGTGGCACAGAACATTTTTCCTTCAGATGAGGAAAGTGTTGATACCGATGAAACACCTACCGAATAAGATATAAATATATCATCTATTTAAACAAGGCAGAAAATGGCAAATAAATTTACCTATCAAGTGTTGAGAGATACTACAACAGATGCTGTTATCAAATTAACAGGTACTTTTGACGGTTCTAGTGGAAACGAATCAAACGTTTCTCGTATTTCTGCAAACACTTTGGCAAACGCTTTAGCAAACAACGGACTTTTATTGTCCACACAAAATGCCAATACTGCTTTGCCATACTATGATTTACAACTTACAGGTTTAAAGTATTATGTAAACTTTCCAGTATCTTCACCTATTGGTTCTGTTGAACTGTTTTGGTCTGGTAATAATACAGGTACCGCAGCATCATCTTATGCAAACTCAGCAACCATTTTCCATTTACAAAGTCAAGGCGAGTTTGGTTTAGGTGAGCAGTTACCTTCTATTACCAATAATTCAGGTACTGGCGCAGCAAATACTGTTGGTAACGGAGACTTAGGTATTCAAACTACTGGTGCTACCGCTAACTCATCATACACTTTAATTGTTTCTGTTCGTAAGAATAACGCAATGTACCAACGTGGTCAGTTGAGCGATCCAGCAGCATTCAACTATGGTCAATACTCACTAAAACCATAATTGAAATGTTAACCTTTAAAGAATTCTTAAATGAATCTAATGTACAAAAGGTTGGCAGAAAAAGAGTTATTAGAGTTCGTGTAAGAAAAGGTAAGATACAGAGAAACAAAACCTTTTCTTCTATGCCTGGTTGGACAATTCGTGGTGGTAAGTTAGTACGAATGGACTATAAAGAGCGTAGAGATAGAAAATTAGGTGCTCAAATGGCACAACATAAGAAAGCAGCAAAGTTGCAACAGACAATAAGAAAAGCCAAGATATCAAAAATTAAAAGAGGCGCATTAGGACTATGAAACTTATTAAAGAAATTTACGAAACGGTAAATTATATTACCGAAGGCACAGATGGTAAAAAAGAACTTTTTATCGAAGGTCCTTTTTTAGTTTCTGAAAAGAAAAACAAGAATGGCCGCCTATACGAATACAACACGATGAAGAAAGAAGTTCATCGTTACACCGAAGAATATATTAATAAAAATCGTGCTTTTGGAGAACTAGGTCATCCTGATACTCCAACCATTAACTTAGACCGTGTATCACACATGATTGTTGGTCTCAAAGAAGATGGTCACCAATGGATTGGTAAAGCTAAAATTCTTGACACTCCTATGGGTCAAATTGCTCGCCAATTGATTGAAGGTGGCGCCCAATTAGGTGTATCGTCAAGAGGTATGGGTTCATTGAAAAACGTTAATGGTGTAAACGTTGTTCAGAACGATTTTTATCTAGCCACAGCGGCAGATATAGTAGCAGATCCTTCTGCGCCTGGTGCATTTGTACAAGGTATCATGGAAGGTAAAGAATGGATGTTAGTAAATGGTGTTTGGACAGAACAATATGTTGAAGAAGCTAAGAAACAAATTCGTAAAGCTTCTAGTAAAGATATTGAACTAGTAAGTCTACACATATTTGAAAACTTCATGAAAAAACTTTAAATATAAATATATCCAATAAATCAAGGAGATTTTCAAAATGGGAAAATTTAATCTGACCGAAGCCGCTAAAGATATCCTTTTAGGCGAAGGTTCAAAAGAAACATTTGACGCTAACATTGCTGCTAAGAAGTCACAGCGTGGTAGCGAAGGTACTCAAGGTCAAAAAGGTATGGTCGGCCAAGATAAGTTACCTACATCTACTGTTGCTGGTCAACAAGATGTTGGTGAAATCGGTCAATCACCAGAAGAAATGGATGATAAGTTGCCTGAGTATACAAAAGGCACACCATCCGCAACTCCTCCTGGTGCTACTCCTCCTGTTGGTTCAGAAAAAGATGGCGTTGGCATTTCCAAGCCACAAGGTCAACCACAAGAGACAATGGGTCGCCACGATTTAACACATACTGCTCAAGCACAAGCAACTGATTACGAAGCAATTCGTGACCGTATTGCTGGTAAAATGGCAGCACAAACAATGCAAGCTAATCCAGGTGCAACATTCCAACAATATGAAAGTACAGATATGTCCGCTGATATCGATGCGTTAATGGAAGGTGAATCACTTTCCGAAGATTTCAAAGTTAAAGCAACTACCATTTTTGAAGCTGCTGTATTGTCCCGTGTTGATGCAATTGTTGCTGATGTTGAATCACAATTGACAGAACAGTTTGACATCGCCGTAGACCAAATCAAAGAAGAAATGGCTGCCAAAGTTGATGATTACCTCAACTACATGGTTGAAGAATGGATGAAAGAAAACGAAGTTGCTATTGAGAAAGCTCTCAAAGCAGAAATCGCTGAAGAATTCATGGACGGTTTACGCAATTTGTTTGTTGAACACTATATCGATATCCCTACCGAAAAGGTAGACGTTGTTGAAGAACTCTCTGCTAAAGTAGAAGAACTTGAAGCTTCTTTGAATGAGCAAATCAACAAAGGTGTTGAACTTACAAAAGAATTAAACGAACAGAAAAAAATTGAGGCTATCTACACAGCGTGTGAAGGCCTGACTCAAACCCAAGTAGAAAAATTGAAATCGCTCGCAGAGAACGTAGAATTTACTACTGAAACAGAATTCAATGCAAAATTGAATGTTTTGAAAGAGTCATATTTCAAAGCAGAAGTAAAAATTGCTGAGAGTTCTGACTTAAACGAAGGCGTTGAAGTTGAAGAAGAAAAGAAACAGTCCGTTTCTGCTGACCCTTCAATGGACGTCTACGCTAAAGCAATCTCACAGAGTTTGGTAAAATAATAAATAAAATTTACCATTAAAGATACCTAACAAGGAGAATTAAATGTATTTAACAGAAGAACTACAAAAGAAATGGCATCCAGTTCTGGAGCATCCAGAATTAGACGCTATTAAAGACCCATACAAGAAGGCTGTTACTGCTCTTGTTTTGGAAAATCAACAACAAGCTATGGCTAAAGACCGTTCAGTATTGAACGAAACTGCTGACGCTGGTCCAACCAACGTTGCTGGTGGTGTTCAAAACTTTGACCCAATCTTGATTTCTTTAGTACGCCGTGCTTTGCCAAATCTTATCGCTTATGACGTTGCTGGTGTTCAACCAATGACTGGTCCTACTGGTTTGATTTTTGCAATGCGTGCTCGTTACAACACACAACAAGGTACAGAAGCTTTTTACAACGAAGCCAATACCATGTTCTCTGGTCAAGGTTCCGCAAACGGTGTATTCAATAACTACGGTTTCTTGGGTACAACTGCTACAGATACAGCAAACTCTGCTGTTTCTAACGAAGCTGCTAACTCATTCACAACTGGTATTGGTCTACAAACCGCCGTTGCTGAACAGTTAGGTGCTGACGGTGCTAACAGTTTCCAACAGATGGCCTTCTCTATTGAGAAAGTTACTGTAACTGCTCAGTCCCGTGCCTTGAAAGCTGAATACTCATTAGAACTCGCACAAGACTTGAAAGCAATTCATGGTCTTGATGCTGAAACAGAATTGTCTAACATTCTGTCTACTGAAATTCTTGCTGAAATCAACCGTGAAGTTATCCGTACAATCTATTTGTCCGCTGTTGTTGGCGCACAATACGGTACAGTAACACAAGGTTATTTCGACTTGGATACAGACTCTAACGGTCGTTGGTCTGTTGAGCGTTTCAAAGGTTTGATTTTCCAAATTGAACGTGATGCTAACGTAATTGCTAAGCAAACACGTCGTGGAAAAGGTAACGTATTGATTGTTTCTTCTGACGTAGCTTCTGCAATGGCTATGGCAGGCGTTCTTTCATACACACCTGCTCTTCAAGCTGACTTGCAAGTAGATGACACAGGTAATACATTTGCCGGTATGTTACATGGTCGTATCAAGGTTTACATCGACCCATACTATGGTGGTTATACTTCTAACCAAGAACTCGTAACTATCGGTTACAAAGGTTCTAGCCCATACGATGCTGGCTTGTTCTATTGCCCATACGTTCCATTACAAATGGTTCGTGCAGTTGACCAGTTTACATTCCAACCAAAGATTGGATTCAAGACTCGTTACGGTATGGTAGCAAACCCATTTGCTGCTGGTTTGAATCAGAATAGCGGTATCATTCAACCACGCACCAACGTTTACTATCGTATTTTTGGCGTCAAGAATTTAATGTAAGCATCAAAGAAAATAAGTCAACATAGATTGACATTTTCAGAGAGACTCCTTCGGGAGTCTCTTTTTTTATGGCCTAAATATCCGTATGACAGCACTTACAAGAACTCCTCAAAATACCAATTATCTACAACCGACCAAGTTTATCATGGCGTTTGATAGAATCCCTAATGTCCAGTATTTCTGCCAGTCAGTAAATATACCTGGAATGCAACTAGGCGCAGCCCCATTGAATTTTCCTGGTCTTGATGTAAATGCCCCTGGTACCAAGATGATGTACAACCAGTTGGCCATGACATTTACTGTGGATGAACCAATGAAGTCATGGCAAGATTTACACTCTTGGTTCCGTTCCATTGCGTCTCCAGCAGGCACGGATGAACGGAATAGGTTGGCGGCACTACAAAGTAGG